GGGTCGTCCGTTCACAACGTTTTGAATGGGAGGAAAGCAGGGTGAATGAAATCCTTTACTGAAAAAGGAAATCAGCCCATGGATTTGGGACCGGAGTAACGGGAGCCATTGCGACCTCGGCGGGCACGAATGACTTGGCCAACCAAGGTGGAAGCAACAACACCTGCGGCATTGATGGCAGCAGCAGCCATGTTAGAGCCAGCGGTGCGGGCACCCGATACCAAAGCCTCGCGAGCAGCCTCATGCATAGCAGTGGGACGGTCTGCTTGCATGTTGGTAGTTGTGGTGTGCATCTTGTGGATGAAAGTGGATTCCGCTATAGCTTGGGGCTCAGCAGTGGAGGCCAGAAGCAAGTTAGCGGGATACCTGCATCCATCTTGACGGTGCACAGTGACCTCATAATTCTCAGCCACGTTTGACGGGGGGAACATGATGACAGCGGTTTGCATCGCGTTGGCATCAGCACCCGCAATCAGAGCAGTTTGGACACTGCCCCAAGTGGAAACGTCAGTGGAAGAGTTGAGATTGAAATTGAGGTACTGATTGTACCCGATATTGGAGGACGGCCCCTGAACGAAAGTGTGAGTCTTGGAGAGCTCACGCCCCGTGAAAGCACGCACGGAAGGATGAGTGTTCATCATCGCGAGAATGCTTTGGGCAACCACCAATGACGGGACAAGATCTGCTTGGTTGGTAATGAATCCCCACTCCACTGGATCAGACAAGATCAGGATCTTGCAGACGCCTGAAACATTGTTGTCCTGGGTGAAGTTTCTGATGGAGAATGAGGAGCGGAGAGGTTTGATGCTCAACGGAGCAGGCGCGGAAACCCCTCCATCAAGATAGGGGAGATAGCGTCGTCCCATGAACTGCCCAACCGCGCTAGCCCCATCATGGGACCAACCAAAGCTTGCGAGAGCGGAAGGTGTCCACTGCACGCAAACGAAGTCCCACAGAGTGGTACTCGTGTTACCAGACATTGCAACACGAGAGTTCACAGTGGTGAACTTTCCCAAACTGATAGCAGAAGCAGGTGGAATGCGGTGAAACTCGGGATTGAGGTACCGCATGGACGCCTGCAGGGTGATACGCTCGACGCGCTTCTTTTGAGCGCGAGGAGGCCGCGGAGGAGGGCGCCGCCCAGGGGGCACCGCACGGGCGCGACGGGCGTTCCTCCCACGTGGCATATTTAGAACCTGAGTTCAGATAGAAAGGCCTTCAGCATATGTGAAGCAGTCCGGGTCTCGTGGGCCGCTCGGCCATTGAATTCACGACCATAGACGCGTGCTAGCCTAGATGCGACGTGGAAGGTCTTCAAAGTGATGCTAGCTAGTACCTAAAATGCTTTTCCTGCCTACCAAAATGGTCTTCGGCCAAAGCAATTCCACGAAGGTTATCCGTAGTCATTTACGCCGCGTGCTTACAGACCGGGATGACTCGGTGGTCAACTTGCCATCCCAACCCATTTTTGGCCATCGGTTCTGTTGTTTGAACCTAGACCCCGGAGAGGCACGTGTACGTCACGATATCACAGGGTAGCCAACCCCAACCGTCATCCCTGAACGGAATCGTGTGGCCTTCACCTCAGTGGGCGTGGGACCGCCCACACCAGGATTAGTGACCAATGCCGCGTCAATGCCTGGGACCCCAGCGAGGCCATCGCAAGGGGTGGAGGCAAAGCATTGATCCTCGAAGAATAAGGCGGAGGATTGCGACCGCTCCTTCTCGGTCGCTCGGTTTCCCCACGGGCGTCGCTATACCCTGGCGGCGCGAGGACCCAAACCGGTAGCTCGCGTCACTAAGTGAGAAGGAAGACAAAATTTGTTGTGTAATTTCATTCCCCAACCCACCGAAACCGAAAGGACAGAACCTGACTTCGTCCACCTCCTCTCACGGCGTTCAGGCACGCCGCCCCGCATACATGCACCCGACTCAGCACCATGTCGGGGGGATGAAACTGGCAATGTTGAGAGCATCCACGTCACGTGTTGCCCACGGGTGCTGGCAGAAGGCGGTCAGCTCATCCATCGTGGTTGTGAGCCCGAGGCAGTTCAAAGTGTTCAGATCGAACTTCAGACTGGCTCCCAGATGGCTGAGGATCTCACCTCTGAAACCGCTGATCGTGGCGTCAGCATTGAGGGCATGCTTCATGACCATCTCATGGTCAAACTTGGCGCCTGCGCCAAGGGAAGGGTCCCAAAAGTCGGCCAATTCGACCATCTTTGCGGAGAAGCAAGGGAGGTGCTTCCGGAAGGAATGAGCCCTGGAGAGGATGCCAGGGGAGGCCAGCTGGTAGGCCAAGCCTTTATCCCCGGCCTCGATGGCCTCAATCACCTCCCTTGAGAAAATGCAGGACATGTTGGTGAGGTTCCTCCTCACCTCGGGCACATAAACTTTGCCCATCCCGCCGGCGGCCTTGTTCAATGAAATGTGCATTCCGCAGAAGGTCACATGCTTCCCGCTCGAGTGCACCTGTTGTTTCATGTTAAAGCCGTATCTTGTCCACCGGTCCTCAATCTCCTTGGACCGCGCGGGGGTGCACAGAATACTACTGGAGTAAACCATGTCGTCCCCTTCCGCGCACCAACAGAACCACTCCTTCTCGCCCCAGCGATTGACGCCCCAGCGCCGACTGGGGTCGTTGTAAAAGGAGGCTGCCTGTCCAGAATCAAACCTGGTGAGCAATGTGAGGCTACTGTTCATCACCCAATTCAGGATGGAAGTGCCTCTGTGGCCACTCCTGCGGATGGAGTCAATGGAGAACTTGATTCTCTTCAGTCCATCACGGACGCACTTGAGCTCCAAAATGAGTTTGAGCTTGGCCTTGCCGTTAGTGATCTTGTGGATATCAGCCCACTGCTCCGGCACAACGCCATAGCCCATCATGCAGGCAGAAACGTGCTCAATGATGGGATTCTCCAGGAGGTCCCTCATTTCCTGGCTGCAGCACGTATCCCAAGCGCTCCCGTCTGTGCCAGAGACGTGAAGCCTTGGCTTCTTTGGCCCAGGGCTCATATTCTCAATGAGCTCTTCAATTGCATCCTCCTTGCTGCGATGTTTGATGGAGTGTTCCTCGTGGCCGAATTTGGCGCCACCAGTACGGGAACTGTCCTCATCGCCGCAGAAGGTAAGCCACTCGATGCAAGCGCAGGCGAGGAGAGCGTAGACCTGCCCGATATCCCCATCGGAACAGATCAAACGAGGTGCTTTCCCCTTGGCCATACACTCCGCCTTCACAAGCACCTTGTGCTTCATTCCTTTGGCCGCATCACACTCGGCATTGGATAAGTCAATGGCCCTGCGCATCCTAGCGATGGTCCACTTCTTAGACTTGATATCTCCAAGGGATGAGTCACCTACGAATCTAACCATCCACGCCTCCACTCGGGACCTACGATAAATACCGTATCCATCGTGAAGGATGTGTTTTGTGAACAGTCGGATTTCCTGCTTGTCCTGGGCAGTCATCGTGGGCTTGATCTGCTTCTTGGTTATCCTCTCCTGGATTCCAAGCTCTACATTCGCTTCATCCGTGGCGTAGACGACAGGGTAGTCGCCCACGTAAGGCCCCGCGGTGGCATGACGGACCTGAATAGGCCCTGGAGCATCGCCAGGTTTGGGAGTGCCTCGTTTTGCAGCCACGAGCGACATGTCTTCCCTGTCAAGATGGGATGAGCCACTGAGACCCATATTTGCCCTTCTTATGGCATCCCTATCATTGACGGGGTCCTCTTCTGCCCTTTCATCAAAGGGGTCTCGGTCATCCTCATCACCGGATGAAGATTCAGAACTCTCAGACCCTTCTTCGATGGTGGGCATGCCCCCTTGGTCTGGTCCTCCAAGGTCCTGGGACGATGGGGGGAGGTCCCGGAGAAGGGGTCCGAGTCCTGCACCGGTATCCACGGGGCAGGTCCCATTCCGGGCGCACCCCAGACAGGGGGTATTCGGCGAGCCCCCAGTCGGCGGAGGTGGGCTTGGAGGCGCCGGGGGTCGGGGTCCATGGTTCGTCCTGTAGTCGAAGAATTCGTCTTCCAGGAACGATCCAATAGTCTGGTTGGGAACGACGAGAACTTGTATCATAGCCCTCGCTTCCGGGCTCAGTTCCCGTGGAACCGACAACCGTCCGGCGAGACCCAAGGTGATTGTAAGCCGTTCCGCCAACATCCCCAGCCTCCCCCATGCAGGGGCACCATACCCCATTCGTAGCACCTCCTCTTCCAACGCGTCCCGCCCAGGCTGTGCAGGCAGTTCCTCCAGACTCGCAGTGGTCGTAGGAGTGGAACATGGGGTCGAACGCCCATCCTTCAGACTGGTACGATCGGAGCCTAAGTTCCCCCAAAGTTGGGCTAGACCCTGCTGATGTCCCGATGATGTGAACGGTTTCACAGTCCGA